TACCACGATTTATGATGTTCGTGATGACGCTTATGAGTTGGCGTGTCGTCGAATGGTTTATGACCTTACCAGAACCCAGTGCAGCACAGGCTGGTTTAGTATCTGTTGTAACTGGCGCAATGACAGGGGCTTTCGCCGTGTGGATGAACCACGAAGGAAAACACCCCGGAACATCTAATCATCGGATCACGGAGACACGGAAATGAACGAACGGGGTAAAGTAGGTTTAGAAAGACTTGAAGGCGGCAAACAGAGTAGCACAGTAGACCGGGAATTACCTTACAGGGATGTTCCGAAATACAAACGTGAAACAAAATCAAAATATGCAACAGCGGAAGGCTCCTTTCCGGTAGGAAAAGCTACTGTTACGTTAGGCGGAGACTATAGCGAAACCAATGTACGAGAATCCCTTCCCGGTAACAAGGTTGGTATTCCAGACAATCTTAACAAGATGATTCAGAAAACTATATCAGGCGGTCTGGGATATCAGGTATCTCCCGACTTAAAAGTTAGTGGATTTATTGACAGGTCTAAATTCAAAGGCGGACCAAAAGCAAGCAACCGCTACACAGTCCAGTTATCTGGTAAAATGTTAGGTGGTAACTTTGTAGGTTCTATTTCTGGCAGCGAAGGAGAAAAGGTTGGTCAGTTCCAGCTTCGCATTCCTTTTGCAAGCGGGGGTATAGTCAGACCACGCGGTAGAAAAGCAGACTACTGATGAAATACAATACATCACATTTTCTAGATAAACTAATTGAACACGAAGGTATGGTCCTGACTGTTTACGAAGACAGCTTGGGCATCGATACTATAGGTATCGGTCGCAATCTCAAAGATCGCGGGATTACCAAAGAAGAACTAGAGTACATGGACATACCCAACATGGGTATTGTCTATGATCACGGTATTACCGAAGCTGATGCACGATATCTTGCCCTCAACGATATCCGCATCGTAGAAAACGAACTCTGTCGGGTTCATCCATGCGTAGAAAACCTCGACTCTGTTCGCCAGCTAATCCTCATGGACATGGCTTTTAATATGGGTGTCCCCCGGCTGTGCAAGTTCCTCAAGATGTGGAATGCTATCCATGAGGGTCGGTTTGATATTGCATCGATGGAGATGATGGATTCGAAGTGGGCACGGCAGGTTGGTTCACGAGCCGTTAAACTTTCAGACGCTATGAAAGCGGGAGAATTTTAAATGATTGGTACAGGCGACTTAAAAGCTGCAGGTTTTCAGTTTGGACAGAAAAAAGAACAAAAAAAGAAAGCATCAACCGATCTTCCAAAACCATATCCTTCAGATGCACCTGTTCGTATGCACAAAGAGTATTACGAAAAACACATTTCTGGGATAAAAAATTTATACAAAGATCAAGGTATCGAACTGCCTGATTACTTTAATAGCGCAGACGCTTACGTCGACTATCGCAAATCTCAAAAAGCTTACGGTGGTCGCACCCAACAGCCTCGCGGCGCATATCGTAGTTCGGAGACACGCTAGTGCCCCTAACAACTAAAGGCGAAAAGATCATGTCGAGCATGAAACGAACCTATGGGGGAAAACGGGGTGAACAAGTCTTCTACGCAACAGCCAACGCCGGAAAACTTAAAGGCGTGGAGAAAGAACAAGAACTCAAGAAAGGTGGCAGGGTTAGAAAAACTAGCCAATCGTCGAAGCCTAAAACGCAGAGCAAAAGTAGAGTTAATGAGGCTGGCAACTACACTAAGCCAACCCTGAGAAAGCGACTGTTTAATCAAATCAAAGCTGGCAGCAAGGGTGGCAAACCCGGTCAGTGGTCGGCCCGTAAAGCACAGATGTTAGCCGCAGCGTATAAGAAGGCCGGTGGCGGATACCGTGATTGAGTTTGTTCTCACCGTTTACATGGGAGCAACTTTGATTGATCAAACCCAGCGGTTCGCGGATATCGACAGATGCCTATATTTTGCAGACCGGTTGTCTGACCAACGACCGGTTCCAATAGGAGATAACAGACGCATAAAGATAACAGCCGTATGCAAACCAATAGCCAAATGAGGAAACGATGGACCCAATTACCGCTATCGGGATTGCCAGTACAGCTTACTCCGCAATCAAAAAGGGATTCGAAGTAGGCAAAGAAGTCGAGTCGATGGCAGGCGATTTGGGTCGCTGGATGAACGCCATCAATGCCGTGAAGACCAGCCACAGTAAAGCAAAGGGTCGTCGGTTTGGGTCTGTCGAAGAGGAAGCCCTCGAAACGTTCGCAGCCAAGAAGAAGGCTGAACAGATGGAAAACGATCTCCGCAACTTTATCGTAGGACAATACGGTATGAATGCGTGGCAAGACATCATTCGAATACAGGCGGATCTGCGAAGGAAACAAAAAGAGGCGGAACAATTAGCAGCCCAGAAACGCGATGAGTTGATCTACAATCTGTTCATAGTTGGAATTATCGTTCTCTTTGTAAGTTTAACTTTACCTATATTGTGGCTAATCATACAAAACGTTTGACAACACGTCGGTTTTCCTCTATAATATAGCCAGAGGAGATCCCATGCGTCAACTTGCTATAGAAGCCCTGAGATACAAATACGAGGCACAGAAAAAGAATGCGGAATACACTTTTAAACATTGTACAACCGATCTTGAACGGCTTGATGCTGCTCTGGCAGAATGGATTGACGCAGATAAAAAGCTTGATGCACTCAGCGACATCGAAGATGACTACGATTTTACCATCAAAGCAAGGCATCCAAGCCTGTTTGATTAGGTATCTTGCATGGGGTTTGCTATACGCTGGCAAGCCCTTTACTTGCATCGGCAACTGGTTTTGGAAGTTACACCGCAAAGTCCTTGATTGGAATAAGTAATGGCACTTCGTGGACCACAACGTAGTTTGAAGGCTTGGACAAAGCAAAAGTGGAGAACTAAGAGTGGAAAGCCATCCACACAGGGACCCAAAGCAACCGGAGAACGTTATCTACCGGAAAAAGCAATCAAGGCGTTATCGAAGGAAGAGTACGCAAAGACCACTGCTGCTAAAAGAAGAGCAACTAAGGCTGGTAAGCAAGTCTCCAAACAACCCAAGAAAATCGCTAAAAAAGTACGTCCTCATAGAAAAGTAAAATAGATGTCCATCACCTCATATCCAAGTAAGGTAATATTTGGTACTACTGGTAATGATGTTGCATTTGCTGACAACACAGTTGATGCGTTTGGTAGACTGCGTGTAAGTCAACCCTATACTCTGTTTGATAGCCAAAACCGTTTTCAAGCTGACCCACAGTTTGATACCAGTTCAACAGGCAGTGGAGCATTTGCCTATTTACCTAACGAGAGCAGTAACTCTATGACGGTAGGTACTGCTATTGGTGAAGTTATACGGCAAACAAAACGTGTATTTCCATATCAGCCGGGAAAATCACTGCTTACCCTTGCTACTTTTACAATGGCTGAATCACAGGCTAATCTACGCCAACGTGTAGGTTACTTTGGTGCTAATGATGGTGTGTACTTTGAACAGAATGAAACAGATTTACGTTTTGTAATTCGTACATCAACAAGCGGCAGTGCAAGTGATGCACGGTATGTGACACAAGTTAACTGGAATGTTGATAAACTGGATGGTACTGGTCCTAGCGGATACACACTAGATGAAACGAAAACGCAGATTCTTTTAATTGACTACGAGTGGCTTGGCGTTGGCACAGTTCGTGTAGGTTTTGTAATTGATGGTAAGAACGTAATCTGCCACAAATTTCACAACGCTAATAACCTGACTTCAGTATATATGAAGACAGCTATTCTGCCGATACGTTACGAGATTACCGCAACAGATACTATCAGTTCTGCCGCTACAATGAAACAAATTTGTAGCACAGTCATAAGCGAAGGCGGCTATCAACAAGATGTAACCGAATTGGCTGCACAACGAACTACTGTGCTTTCAAGTATCGGTCTAACAACTTTACCTTTAGTATCCGTCCGTTTGAATAGTGATTCTCTTGATGCTGTTGTACTTCCACAAATTGTTAAAGTCTTGCCTACTACTGGACAAGATTACATTGTAACACTTGTTCGTAATGCCACATTAACAAGTCCATCTTGGAATACCAGCACATTTACCAATGTAGATTATGATGTAAGTGCTACCGCAATGACAGGTGGTGAAGTTGTACAACTAGACTATATTACGAATACTGTACAGGCTGGTAGTGGCGTTGACGCACCAACAGGTTACAAGTTTAGTTTGCAGCTT